AACAAAAAGATAAGATTTACTGGGGCGAAGCCCGACAGAGGTCTATGGAATGGCGTTCATCTTGTTTTTAAATATGACTCTATGCCTACCGGTATAGATGATGGTTTTATGTTTAAGGACAGTGCTGACGTATATTTTGACACGGACAAATTAGAAGAAAAGGAAGTGTACGTAAGAGCTTTCAACTACTTAACTGTAGCTAACGGAAGATGGTATGATGACGGAGAGATAAGCACGCATGTTAAAGTGAAAGCCGTAAGTGGCTCCATCACACTTTCGGCGGGGGCCGGTGTTTGGACCGTACCGGAAGGTGTTAAGCGGATAAGGTACATTCTTGTAGGTCATGGTGGGATAGGAGGTACAATAGGAGACCCCGGAGCAGGCGGCGGTGGTGGTGGCGGATACTTCAAACAGGGTTACATGAATGTCACGCCCGGACAAGGAATTAATTACATCATTCCAAGTACCGTAAAAGCCGGATATACCTACAATCATCAGGCAGACCGTGCGGAATATCACACTGTTTTCGGTTCTGACAGAGTTGCATACGGACGAAATGCTGCATCAGGAGCATCGGATAGGTCTGATAGTAAAGGAGGAAACGGTGGTTCCGGAGGCGGCGGACCATGTTTGGGGGCGTGGGGAAATGGCTCTCCCGGGGGTTCAGATGGTTCAGATGGCATCTTTGGTGCTCAGACAAATGCATCTAAGCCTGCTTCTTATGCTTCAGGAGGTACAGGTCAGCACTCAAGCACAAGGGGATTCAACGGGGTCTTATACTGTGGCGGCGGTGGCGGAGGAAATGCTACCGGCGGTGCCGGAGGTGGTGGAAATGGTGGTAATTCCAGAGGTAATAATGGAACAGATGGACTCGGCGGTGGAGGCGGTGGAAGTGCGAATTATAACGGTCCCGGCACTGGCGGCACCGGCTGTATTTACATTGCGTGGGGTTCGGCCATGAATGATGGCACTTAACTCATTGACTTCTTTCTGTGAATCCGTTATTTTCTAAAATTGAAAAGAGTCATTCAGTAGAAAGAGGTAGAATATGAATAATCCGGCCATATCTGACGTCACATGGAACGATTTTGAAAAGAATTATTTTACTCAGGAAGAGATTAGAGCGAGTCATCGAAGAGCAAGAAAGATGGTCATGCGTGACCGAAGGAGAATGAGGAAGAGGAGGAGAGAAAGAGCGGAAATAGTTAAGCTTATTTCAAAGTAACAAAATAAAGTACCACATTCCTACGGAGGAAGTCTTTAAAAGGCTTCCTCTTTTTATATACCTAAAAGAGAGGAGAAGCAGAAAAATGAAAAGAGATTTTGCGCTAATCAAGCCAAACGAGAAGACGGGCGAGCATGAGGTGATGACAATTACCTTGTTCGACAATCCGACCGAGGCGGATATGGCCGCACGAGCGATTTACGGAGCTACCGCTTATGCTAAGGAAAGCTCACAGTACGATGTTCAGCTCCCGGCAATCGTAAAAGACGGCACTTTCCACAACCTCAAAATGAAAGAGATGCGAAACGAGCAAGGCGAGTTAACTCACGTCCGTATTGGCGATGCTCCTGCGGAGTATATCCCTACCGAAGCGGAGCAGATAGGAGAGCTGAAGAAGCGAAACGAAGAGCTGGAGGAGGTATTGGACCAGCTTGTACTTAAGAGCTTAGGAGGTGAGTAAGTATGCTTGAGTATCTAAAAAGAATGGCCGGCAGAGGGAAGCTCAATAAACGAATCCTAGACAAAGCTGTGGCAGAGGGATGGATTTCCAAGGAGGAAGAAGCGGAAATCCTAAAAATTGCAGCAGAGGTAGCTGAGGAAGGAGCAGGGAATGAATAATGATAGATTTTAACGCATTTTTCAGCTTAGTGGATTTTGGGGTTATCATTCAATCGTTGGGGTGGATATTTCTCGGTATTATCACCTTTGTAGAAAAGTTCGGACCGAAGGATAAGAAACCTTGGACGGCACTCTTTACCTTTATCGGGAAAATACTTACTAAGGAATTTGCGGAATCACAAAATAAGCTGATTGAGAGGGTGGATTCTCTTAGTTTAGAGGTAAAAGAAGTGGCAAGGTCTGTAGATGAGACACGAGCGATTGCCGCAAGAGTAAGGATTCTTCGTTTCGGGGATGAATTACAAGAAGGAAGAATGCATAGCAAGGATACATTCGACCAAACCTTGCTCGACATTGATAATTATGAGCGGTATTGCAAAGAACATGCGGAGTTTAAAAACCATGTAACAGAGGCAACAAGTGCTTTTATCCAAGAGCAGTATCAAGAGAGATTAAGAAAGCATGATTTTTCAAGATAGTAAAGTACATTTCCTAAACTGATAACCACATTTGCAAAACGGTAAAATACTTCTTGACACACGTCTAAATAACACGTATTATATATTCTGTAAGGAGGATGACATGTCAAGAAATATACCTTACAGAGAAGTAGCTAAGGCAATGAAAAAGAATGGTTGGGTTTTAGACCATACTACCGGCTCTCATGAAATCTATTACAAAGATGGGAAAATGTGTCCTGTCAAATGTGATAAGAAGGTAATGAAGAACGGAACATTGTCGAGTATCGAAAGGATAACGGGGCTGAAATTCTAGCCCCGGCTACTTATAAAAGGAGGCTGCGTATGCAGAGAATTTTTTATCCTTGTGAGATCTCGCAAGATGAAGAGGGGTATCAGGTACAGTTTACCGACTTTCCGGAAGGTTTCACCGATGGAGATAGTCTGGAAGAAGCAATTACAAATGCAAGAGATTTATTAGGGGCATTACTTTTTTCCTATTTAAAACATGGGAAAGACTTACCTAGTGCCACGGTTCCGGAGGATTCTTCGAAGAATGTTTATTTTATTGAAGCTTGGCCGGACTTAATTAGGGATAAGGTTAGTAATCAAGCTGTGAAAAAGACACTAACCATTCCGAAGTGGCTAAATGACATAGCAGAAGAGCGGAATGTGAACTTCTCCGCTGTGCTGCAGAGAGGCATAAAAGAATATTGTGGCTTATAGGAATCGCTCCTAAAGGTATCAAGATAGCGTAGGGTTGTCCCCGCGCTATTTTTATTTTTACAAATAAGAAAGAGAGGAAAAGAAAATGGATTTTGGAATCACAAGCGTGATAGCTATCACAGTTATTACCTATCTAATCGGTATGGGGTGCAAAGCATGGGAGAAGCTGGACAATAAATTCATCCCGGTAATTTGCGGATTCGTAGGAGCAGTCCTCGGAGTCGTAGCCATGCAGACCATGCCCGATTTTCCGGCTAAGGATATTTTAAATGCCGTGGCCATAGGCATTGTTTCCGGTTTGGCCAGCACGGGTGCAAATCAGGTCGGCAAGCAACTATTTTAATTTTGAGATTGGCCAACATTGAAAAAAGTGTGGAAGTCAAGATGTTGGCCAGTAAGACTACAAGCCACTTTCAAAGATTTTAAGTTTGGCCAACATTGAAAATTTTATTTTTAGAGAGGAGAAAATTATGATTACAGGTAGAAAAGCAAATGGAGTTTATGATGGCATGAGAGAGGATGAGAAGGAGCAGAAGGTGCCGGTACCTAGCGAGGGTAAAGTAGATAACTCTCGTGGACCTCTTGGCTACAATCACGGCAAAGGCGAAGAGGACAAGGAGCACGGTCCGGGCATAGGACTGAACGGAGCGACCGTAGATAACTCTCCTAGACCTACGAAGCGTGGAGAGGGTGAGGGCGATGTAAACCACGGTCCCGGAGTAGAATAGACCTAGAGAGGGGCAGTACAGTTTTGTATTGCCCCTTTTTTTATTTGGAGAGTTGAGAAAAGTTGAGAAGCGTTGAGAAACTTTTTGAAAAAGTTTTCTCATTTTAGAAAGGAGATAGTATGAATCCTTATCAGAGAGGACAGAAGCTTTTAGGCGGTGGATATACATCTTTCACGGTTGATGGAAAAGGCTTTTTTACCAAGCATGGACGATACTTTAAAGAGCCAAAGCAGGGTGACATAGTCTATTTTTTTAGCAAGGTGAAAAACCGAGTTGCTCATGTTGGTATAGTAATAAGTGCCGACAGGTTATCATCGGGGCAATATCAAATAAGAACTGTGGAAGGAAATACAAGTTCAGAACCGGGGGTGGTTCGGAATGGAGGGGCAGTAGCAATTAAGGAATATACATTTTTCCCCGGCAAGGAAAAGAAATATGACGGTTTCGGTAGACCGTTCTTTTTGCCTGATACTTGTACAGTTTCGGAGTTTATAGAAACTGCCCTTGCCGAAGTGGGGTATCTTGAAAAAAGAAGCAATAAAGACCTTAATAGCAAAACTTCCAATGCCGGGGATAAAAATTATACCAAATACGGCGAGTGGTACAAAATGAATGGCGAATACTGGTGTCAAATGTTTGTGTCTTGGGTGGCGTACATGGCATGCAAAAAGCACATGGCAAACTATACACCGGGATGGAAACAAGATGCAGGATTTTGGTATTACTATGATGAAAACGAAAAATCCATTAAAGATTCTTGGTCATTCATCAATGGTCGTTGGTATGCTTTTGATGCTTCAGGAAGAATGATTAAAGGGTGGTTCAAATCTGCAGGCGACTGGTACTACCTTGGTGAGGACGGCGGTATGCTATCCGGGCAGTGGTTACAGGATAAAGGTAAATGGTATTACTTGACCAAGACCGGTGTTATGGCGACCAATGCTAGAGTTAAAAAGGCACGAGGAGATGGGTTCGACTATGTAGGAGAAGATGGAGTATACAATCCCATAAAATCCTTTATAATGGGTGCAGACAATCGAGTTGAAATTGTCGAATAATTATATAAAGTAGTGCTACTTTGGAGTAAAGCCGACCACGAAACCGCCCACGAAATTTTAAAAACCTAGACTTTATGCGGAGTTTAAGGGGATTATATGGGGGTTCGAATCCCTCATCCCCTGTTATCAGAAAACCTCGGGAATTGAGTCACGATTGGCTTAAAACCTGGGGTTTTTAATTTTATGAAGGAGGGGCGATGAAAGAGGTAAGGGAAGAGAAGATCAAAGCAGTAAAAGTTATAGAACAAGAAGTAAAAGAAAAAGTAGAAAAAGAAGCAGAACAAAAAGTAGAACAAGAAGTAGAGCAAAAAGTAGAAAAAGAGGTAGAGCAAAAAGTAGAAAAAGAAGTAAAAGAAAAAGTAGAACAAGAAGTAGAACAAGTAGTAAAACAAATAATAAAAAAAGATGTAAAAACAAAAGTGAAAGTAGAAGCAAAAGAAGATAAAACGAAGACTGTCATGTTGGATCTTTCAAAGGGAGATCCCATGAAGCTGATTTTACGATTTGCATTACCGATGTTACTGGGAACGCTGTTTCAGCAGTTTTACAGTATGGTGGATACTATTATTGTGGGAAAGCTTTTGGGACTGAATGCGCTTGCCGGTGTGGGTTCAACTGGAGCAATCAGTTTTATGATTAATGGTTTTGTAATTGGTTGTTGTGCGGGGTTTGCAATCCCGGTTGCACAGAAGTTCGGTGCAAAGCAGGAAGATAAGTTAAGAAAATATGTGGGAAATATTCTTTGGCTCAATCTGATTATTGCCGGTATAATGACGGTGATTATAGGATTCTTAACCAATGCTATTTTGCGAGGGATGAATACACCTGAAGAAACTTTTTCCTACGCTTATGACTATATTTTTATTATTTTCTTGGGAATTCCCACGACCTTTTTATACAATATGACCAGTTCCATTATTCGTTCTCTGGGTGACTCCAAAACGCCGGTGTTATTTTTGATTTTTGCTGCAGTTTTAAATATTATTCTGGATTTTGTTAGTATTTATTTCTTGGGCTTCGGAGTAGATGGACCGGCTTATGCAACTGTTATCTCTCAGCTTCTTTCCGGACTTCTCTGCTTAGTTTTTATGCAGAAAAAGTTTCCTATTTTACATTTGAAAAAGGGGGATTTGCGTTGGGAGCGACATTATTATAAAAGGCTTTTATTTATGGGGATTCCAATGGGACTACAGTACAGCATTACCGCAATCGGCTCCGTTGTTTTGCAGACAGCGGTTAACGGCTTAGGTGCATCTCCTATGGCTGCCATTGCTGCAGGGCAGAGAATCAGCGGATTCTGTTGTTGTGTTTTTGATGCGTTGGGAGCAACGATGGCGACCTATGCAGGTCAAAATGCAGGTGCGGGAGAATATCATCGGATTAAAAAAGGGGTTTGGGAAGCCACAAAATTAGGTGCTTTTTATGCTATCTTGATTTGTGTGATTCTTATTTTTGCGGGTGGAGAAATTCCGAAGATTTTTATTGACGCCAAAGAGACAGAAGTGCTTACCATGACAAGGCAGTTTTTAATCTATAATTCTCTTTTTTATATTCCGCTTACCATTGTCAATGTTTGGCGTTTTTCCATACAAGGTATGGGATTTTCAGGCTTTGCCATGCTGGCAGGAGTGAGCGAGATGATTGCAAGATCTTTGGTTGCTTTTGTCTTTATCCCGATTTTTGGATATGTTGCTGCTTGCTTTGCCTCGCCTTTGGCATGGCTTTTTGCTGATTCTTTTTTGATTCCTGCTTTTTACCAGTGCTTAAAAAAATTGAAAGGGAGAACGCCGATTATTTAA